GATTGAATGTAGAGAAGTCAATCCAACGTTGCCAGCTATAACTATCGATACTCCAACTGGTAAGAGTTTAGTATGCAACAAACTGACGAAATAACAATAAAAGAAGCTGAAGAGGATTTGATGCATCATTTCCTCTACAGCCACCCCCCCGTAAAAAAACAAAATCCGTTTATAACTTTATTAAGAAAGACAAATAAAGCAGGATGGATAATTACATTTTTCTTAATCATTTTTGGATTATTAGGTTGACAATAAGACATCTTGGTGTTATAGTCAATACATAAGCTAAAAAAAGAGGACAAGAATATGAGTAGACAGAAACCACAATATAATTCACGTCAAGTATTAGAACTAGCTATTGAGGTAGATAAAACACAAGGTTTTATCAAAAGCGGATTTGGATATTTTGATCATGAATCTCAAAAACGTGTAAATGATAATAAAACTTGTATTCTGCATTTTATGCAAGGTCTTCCTGAAGCCGAAGATATTGTTATCAGTGATGCAACAAAAAAAGAAGCTGGTAAAATTATAGACGAGTTCAAACAAGAATTGGTTGCCAAAAAACTAATGGGTACACTCAATGACTTTGAACAAAGTGTACTAAATGCAATTGGTAATGAAACTACTGATAATTTTGGTGTTGCAGTACTAGCAAGTTTGCCCAATAGTTTTCGTGTACTACAGAAACGTCAAGGATTAGATGAGTTTTTTGAATCCAATCGAAAGACAAGTGAGTTTGTTGGTAAAGTTGGCGAACGTTTAAAATTTTCAGTAGATGTAAAAGATGTTAAGTTTATTGCCAAATTTAATATTCATTTGGTAACTTGTATTAATGACGATGGAAACATTGTAAAGTTTTTCTTTAACAGAGAGCCTGATATTCAAGGTATCTTAGAAGGTAAAAGAGTTTTACTTACTGGAAAAGTTAAGACACATGATGTCAGCAAGTTCAGTAATTGTAAAGAAACTGTAATGAATTATGTAAAAATAGAACAATAAAAAGGTTGACATACCTGTAAAAGATGTTATCATGTATATATAAGTTGTTAAAATAGGAGTGAGAAACTAATGCAGACAACAGAAAAACAAGTTCGTATCGCTAATGGTACATATAGAAATATTAATGTAAAGGACGTAGTGTTTCCTTTAGTTAAAGATTACAAACAAGGTAAAACAGGTAACTTCGTTACAGTTGATGGTAGTGCAGTACCTGGTTTCCCGGACCGATCCATTCGTGTAAAGGTAGTTGATAAAAGTGAGTTTGACTACATGGAAGACGGTGAGAATGTTGTTTCAGGTCAAGCCGCCCAGCTTGAAACAGATGATGAAATCATCGATAGGTTGCGGGAGCGATTTTCAATCCTCGAGGATATGACATATGCGGCGTGTGATGGTGTTGTTAGAGGTATGGTAGTTACTGGACCTCCGGGTGTTGGTAAAAGTTTTGGAGTTGAACAAGTGCTTAAAGATGCAGGCATAATGAAAAAACTAAGCCAAGATAGCCTACGTAGGTTTGGAGTTGAGAAAGGTGCGGCGACACCTATCGGACTTTACCAGTTGCTATATGATTATAGTGCGGCAGGTAGTGTACTAGTACTAGATGACTGTGACAGTGTTCTGTATGATGAACTTAGTTTGAACTTGCTAAAAGCGGCACTAGATAGTGGAGCAAAACGAACACTCAGCTGGAGGTCAGAATCGAGGGCACTTGCTAACAACGGTGTTCCGGACCAGTTCGACTTTAAAGGTTCGATCATTTTTATTACCAACGTTAAGTTCGAAAGAACACGTGGTAAGTTGAAGGATCACTTAGATGCGATTATGTCCAGGTGTCACTATTTGGATCTTACATTGGATACAATGCGAGATAAGTTTCTAAGGTGTAAGCAAATTGTTGGTGATGGTATGCTAGACACCTACAAGTTCGGTGAAGATGAAACCAAAGACTTGATGGATTACATCTACACTAACAAAAATAAACTTAGGGAAATGAGTTTGAGAATGGTACTCAAAATTGCCGACCTTAAGAAAATGAATGCTAAAAAGTGGAAGAGTTATGCAGAGTCCACTTGTATGAAAAGGCTTTAAAGAATTTGGTAACCAACAGACTATAATAATAAGTTACCAATACTAACTGATGTACTCCTCTGTCTGCGTCACTCTCACTCACATCAGTTAGGTACCTGAGGGCTAGTAAGATTTCTTACTAGTCCTCTTATTTTATAAGTAATAATGTAACGGGAGAGAACAATGACAGAAGGTTTTATACATGCATCAGTTGTTGAAGATATGAGAGACGGATATACAGAATACGGTTATCGAGGACTAGAAGAACTAAGAACAAAAGACACAGAAATCGTAAAGCTCAAAGAAGAGATTAGTGAACTCAGAGTGCAATTGCAAAGAATGGAAAATCATGCTAATAATCTTCAAGCAAAAGCTAGCTTACCTAACTATTGACAGATTATAAAAACGAGCATATAATCAAAGTATGAATATAAAACTTATCCTCAAAGATGAGGTTAATTGTAAGTTCGAAGGACTTGCATTAACTACTCGTCGTACATTAGAAAAGAAACTTAAATTCTTTTTACCTTATGCATATCATGTACCAGCATACAAACTTGGTAGATGGGACGGTTGTGTAGGGTACTTTACTATGGGTGGTGCAACATTTATCAATTGTTTGCCTCATATTCTTCCTATACTAGAAGAAGAAAACTATAGTATTGAAATAGAGGATCTCAGATCTCCGCATGATTTTAAGTTTGATACGGTAACTGAAGATATGTTCAGTAATAAAGTTTGGCCTGATAAACATCCTGCATCAGGTGAGCCAATTGTATTACGAGATTATCAAGTAGAAGTCATTAACAAGTTTTTGCAAACACCACAATGTTTGCAGGAGATTGCAACAGGTGCTGGCAAAACATTAATTACGGCGGCACTGAGTTATAAGTGTGAACCTTATGGTCGAACGATCGTCATTGTCCCTAACAAGGATCTAGTCACGCAGACAGAAGCGGACTATATTAATTTGGGTCTTGACGTAGGAGTCTATTTCGGTGACAGAAAAGAAGCGGGACGAACTCATACCATCTGTACCTGGCAGAGTTTAAACATAATGGAAAAAAGATTCAGAGACGGACTGAGCGATAGCGGGTTACACGATTTTGCAGAGGGTGTTGTTTGTGTTATGGTAGACGAAGTACACCAAGCTAAAGCAGACGTATTAAAGAAACTGCTAACTGGTGCATTTAGTAATATCCCAATACGTTGGGGGCTAACAGGAACAATACCCAAAGCAGAACACGAACGATTAAGTCTCGAAATATCATTGGGCGAAGTAACCAACAGTTTAAGTGCTCATGAACTTCAAGACTTAGGCGTACTAGCCAACTGTGAAGTAAATGTACTACAGTTGCAAGACACAGTAAGTTATGGCGACTATCAAAGTGAACTTACATACCTAACTACAAATAAAGATAGATTAGATTACATGGCAGAGCTAATTGCAAAATTGGGCGAAGCTGGAAACACTCTTGTGCTAGTAGATAGAATTAAAGCAGGACAAGGATTACTTGAAAGACTGGGAGACGAAACAGTTTTTATTAGTGGTTCAATGAAAAGCAAAGATAGAAAAGATGAATACGATGAAGTAAGTGAAGCTGATAATAAAATTATTGTAGCTACATATGGTGTTGCGGCTGTGGGTATTAATATTCCTAGAATTTTTAATCTTGTACTCGTAGAGCCAGGTAAGAGCTTTGTTAGAGTTATACAAAGTATAGGAAGAGGCATAAGAAAAGCACAGGATAAAGACCATGTACAAATATGGGATATAACCAGTAGTGCAAAATTTAGTAAAAGACATCTTACCGAAAGGAAAAAGTTTTACAGAGAAGCAAAATATCCATTCCATATAGAGAAAGTTGATTATAAATGACGAAAATATTGACAGTCGAAAATCAAACATACGATTTAGATTTTGTGCCAGAAGAAATAGAAGACATAAGATATTGTGTATTAGATTACAGTAACCCAAAAGAAGCAGATTATCTATTTGTTCCGCTTGTGTTTTTAGAAAGTTTTAATAGCCCTGCGGCTGTATTACAAATAGGACAACGGCAAGTACGAGTACCATTGGACTGGAGCCTGATTGTATGTGATCCTATGATAGGAGATCCAGAAGTACTACCTGTTACAAGTTTAAATGACAGAGGCTTTAAAGCATTTGTATTCAATCCTATAACTGGGTTTCTTCCAAGTTTTGAACAGATAGAAATAGTAAACATATATCAAGAAGTAAAATGGTACTTTCCTAAACTGAAGTTTGGTCACATTCTTGCAGTACCACTTATGCAAGAAAATAATAGCCCATGTGCATACTTTGTTAAGGATACAAATAAAGTACCAGATGTACTAAGCACGGAGGATTTATGGTAGAAGTAATTGGATATATCTTAGTTGCAGTAAATTTAAGCCCAGCTGGAGATGTTGGGGGTGTTGCAATTAATTGGTATAAAGAAAATGTAGAATGTTATCAAGATGCAGTAACATTAGAACAAGACGCAAATCCTGGAGTTGGGTTTGTTTGTTTAGAAGACTTTGTAGTAAAAGAATGAAAGCTGGAAAAATATGGGGCGAAACTGAACTAATACATAGCAATGGTGTATTAGAGTTTCATCGGATTA